GCTGGAGCAGTAAGTGCAGCCAAGACGGCTACTGTAGATAGTAAATTTTTCATGTCTTTTCCTTAATGTGTATATGTGTAGTGTGCTATTAAAATTTATAGCGTGTATAATATATAGCACGAATTGCCCCAAAGGTCAACCCGTGCTAAGTGTGTTATATTGTAGCAGCCTTACTTGCCGCCCTTTTTCTTTTCGCCCTTGGGCTTGTTATATGTGTGATCCGGATCTAACATTAGTAACTCGGATACATCTTTTGTTTGAACTCAGAGATTTCATCAGCTTTTCTATAGTAGCCTCTGTTTCTTAGTTCTCTAATTGCCATGCAATAACTTCTGTATTCCATTGCTTTCATAAAACGTCTGAACATTATTTGTTCTCCAACATTAAACGTTTTGCTTCTTCGTGGAAACCTTCTCTCCAGAGTGCTTCAGCGGCTCTTGCTCTGCCTGCTGATTCGCCAAATGCCCATAAGCCCATTGCAATTGCAACTAGGTATTTGCCAAGTGTTTTGATAAACTTTGGTGTTGATACGGGGGTGTTTCCTACTGCTTCCATTACACCCATCCTTGCAAGTTGCGGTTTGCTTCTATAGCTTCACCACGTAGTGCTTTTGGATAAGATGAATGTGCAACATGCCAAATGTCTCCGCGACTAAGACCGATGTCGTTTAGTTCACGAGTTGATAAGTTTGACAGTGCTTTAATTGTTTGACGAATGTTTCTGCGTCTTTTGAATTCAGCACCTAATCTTTTGAAATAGTCTGCGATGCTGTTTAGTCCAACCATTTCGAATGTGTTTGCTACCAATGTAGTCATTTTTTTCTCTCTTCTATATATGTATATGTGTATATGTTGTCTCGCAACATGCATATATTTAACATGTAACGAGACGTTTTACAAGTGCAAATGCCGCAAAGACGCTATGCGTACAGCGCAAGTGTGCGGTTATGCACAGTCTTAAACTATGTTACGTCTGTCTAATGGAAAGCCGTTACGCATACATTCTAAGACGTATGCTTGATCACCTTTGTTAAATTCTGTCTTAACGTAAGTTTCAAGATTGTGATTGATACGTTTCAATCCTGTTGTTGATCTTGGTAGTCTGACCGCAGTCATTACACTACCAAGCATGTCTGCTATAGTTCTCATTGTTTTCTCCAATATGTAATGATGCTTTATAAGGCGAGCGCCACGTGTCTTTTCACGTTTGTCAGGTCGAAGGTGTGAATAACTTCTCTTTTCTGGCCGTTTTATTTATATGATTTTACAAAACTGTTACAAACTTTTTGATTGACTTTTACTAAGTATTCGTGTAACGTAATGTTACTTGTGAGCGACGGGGTAAAGCCGTCAAGCAAAGGAGAAAATTATGGACGCACTCACTTTATGGAGCCTTGTTGGCTTCTTATTAGCTGCCTATGCAGTTATAGCAAACGATTCAGTACAGACTCTCGGTACATGGATGGCATCAAACAATGAGAGATTTACTTACAAAACATTATGGTTTGCCGCAAGCGCAGTATTACTTGCTACGTTATGGTATGGCTGGCATGTAAATGGCGGAGACATCAGTTACGGCAGACTCAACAAGATACCCTGGCAAGAAGTGCAATGGTATCACGCAGCCGCACCAGGAGTACTTGTATTACTTACACGTAAAGGTGTGCCAGTTAGCACATCGTTCTTAGTATTAAGTGTATTTGCAAGTACCTTTGTGCTTGAGAAGATGCTTATGAAATCAATCATGGGCTATGGTGTAGCGGCAGGCTTTGCATATGTAGTATGGTTTGCAATACACAAATACTTTGGCAAGTGGTACGATGAAACAAAGCCAGTTAGCGAAAGCAACAAAAACTACTGGCGTGTAGCACAATGGGTAGCAACTGGAGGCTTGTGGTGGACTTGGCTGAGTCATGACATTGCAAACATCGCAGTGTTTCTACCACGTGAAGTTCCTGTGGACCTAATGGTGTTGATTAGTTTTGTATTTGTAGGAGGCTTGTTCTTTATGTTTAGAGAACGAGGCGGCAAGATACAACAGATTGTATTAGAAAAGCACAACACAAGATATGTGCGTAGTGCAACGCTGATTGACTTGTTCTACTGGTTATGCTTGTACTTCTTCAAAGAGCTGAACGATATACCTATGTCAACTACATGGGTGTTCGTAGGCTTGTTAGCAGGACGTGAGTTGGCTATGGCAACATACTTTGGCAAGAAGAAAACCAAGAGTGTGTTTCCATTAGTTGCAAAAGACTTTGGTAAGATGATGGTAGGCTTAGGTACAAGTGTTGCACTGGTGCTGATGATACATTATATAATTGTACCAAACGGACTTTAACATTTAAAGGTTGTGTTTAACGGCACAGCCTTTTCTCTTGACTTGTGCAGTAGTGATGTTATAATTACAGTATCAGTTATTAAAGTTATCGGGAAAAGAATGAAAATAGGAATAGCAGGGTACGGATTTGTAGGCAAGGCACACGAACTTATATTAAAAGATTATCACGATTTAATTATATACGATCCTGCATTAGGACACTACGGTGATATGCGCCACGCAGATGCAATAATTGTATGTGTCAGTACACCAGAAGGATCGCATGGCGGATGTCATATGGACAATGTATATTGTATCATTGAAGACAATCCAAATGTGCCTATACTAATTAAAAGCACAATTTCAGTAGAAGGTTGGAAAATGTTACAGCATGTATTTCCACTTACTGACATTGCATTTAGTCCTGAGTTCCTACGTGCGGCGCATTGGGAAACAGATGCACAGTTGCAAGATAAGATCTACTTGGGAGGCAAGAACACAGGCTTCTGGTCAGATATATTCATTACAGCATTAGGTAATATTGACATAGACATTGTTAATCCTGAAGCATTAGTATTAGCTAAGTCAGTACGCAATAACTTCTTAGCATTAAAAGTTTCGTTCTTTAATCAGGTATATGATTATTGTAACTCGCAGAACTTAGACTACGAAGCAGTTGCAAAGGTAGTAGGTGACGACCCTCGCATAACAGCAAGCCATACCACAATTTCAGAAGAAAGAGGGTACGGCGGACACTGTTTTCCTAAGGATGTAAAAGCTCTTGTTACTTCTGCCAAACTGTCTGGTAGCCCAATTACACTTTTAGAAGAAGCTCAAAGGTATAATAACTTAGTCCGTAAGAGCTGAATTAATGTTGTCGTGGTATGCAGTAATGTCATGATCAGCAATGCCGTCAAAGCGTCCTGCTTTGATACCAGACCAAGTGCCTTTCCACCAATCTTTAAAACTTGGTTTACCTATTGTATTATCACTGGTTATATAGTGTAGCTCACCGTCATGTTTATAGCCCATTAATGCCAATGGCACTTTAGTTACTATGTCGTTGTTATTTCTCCAACGATGATGTGTTACTCCGAGACTCTTACAATAGCTCTTCCATCCTACTCTTGGCGAACCGTATGTATAAAGCTCTTGTACTGGTTCAACTTCTGGATATAAATGGCAACGACTTGCCATAATAGTTGCCATGGCTGCTCCGAGACTGTGACCACAGAACCAAAGTGCTTTGCCTTTGTTTACTTTGCGATCAATGTCTTCTAATACCATTGGCCAAAGTTCGTCTACTTCTGCTTTGAATCCTTTATGCACTCTACTCACTGTCTCTGCCATTACAGGCACAGCATTTAGATCTGCTTTGATATCGTTAAACTCAGTTGGCTCAGTGCCGCGACAAGCAATAACTAAATCTGTCTTGTTCATAAAACGATATGCTTGTGCGCCTTCTTTATCGTAAAATTCTATTGTTGTAAATCCTAATTTTTTTGCTTGACTTGTTGCATCTTTTTTGTTACTATAAGAAATCTTAGCAAGTTTAGCAAACAACAAGGATCTTTCTTTGAAACTCATATCTGATATTGACATATTTTAACTCCCTCGTCTATGTAAGCATATTTATTCTAACGCTAAATACAATACGGAGTAACCCATGAAAAAAGCAACCAGAAGTTTATTAGAAGAATTAACTGATTTAACGAAACGAGACAGCTCTTTTGATGATCATTTAATTGAATCTAAATGTAATAATTTGATTATCGGATGTATTAACATCTTAGAGAAAATAGGAGAAAGTTATGATCCTGATGTTGCGGCAGACCTCCAACGTAAATTTTTGAATAGTATAAAAGCAGGCGATCCTAAAAAATTTAAAAGATCGATAGAACGAATTATTGAGAGTAAAAAATGAAATTATTTGAAGGCGGTGCAATGCCCGGAGTTGGGCCAATACATATTGATGAGATCAAACCAACTCTTTCTGTGTTAGAAAAGAAGTTAGAGATCGACTTAATTAATAATGTATTAGGTAGTGTCGGTAAAAAAGAATTCAGTGGCGACATTGATGTTGCACTTCAAATAAAGCCGGATGACATTCCGGCATTTGTAGACAAATTAAAAATGATGCCTGAAATACTTGACATGGCTAAAAGTTCTGTTATAATGACAAAAGTTAAAATAGAAAACTTTGATCAAAGTAAGACAACATCAAAGCCAAGAACAGGATATGTACAAATAGACTTTATGCCAGGCGATCCAGGTTGGATGAAAACTTACTATCATTCACCCAGCGACACAGAATCAAAATACAAAGGTGTATTCCGTAATATTATGATTGCAACAATTTGTGCAGTGTATCAACGTAATGATTCAGAAGAAACAATAGATGATGGCCGCCCAGTTGAAAGCGAACGCTGGATGTGGTCACCTACTGATGGCCTTGTACGAATCAAACGTACTCCTGTAGCAAAGAAGAACGGCGAAGGATATACAAAGAAAAACAATAACGAGATTGTACAAGAACCAATTAAGACTGCTGATGCAATAGCTAAAGCATTAGGATTAGATAGCGCAGAAGATTTAAACAGTTACGAAAGTTTAAAAGCAGCAATAGAAAAGAATTATGAACCAGCAATGGTACAGAAAATACTGGACGGATTTGCAAAGAACGGACAAGTACAAGATATTGGTGTTCCTGATGATTTAAAAACAGAAGAATTAGATCGTATTCAAGAACTTGCAGGCATGTCATTGAATAGTGTAAGGATGATTTGCTAATGAGATATGCAGACTTAAAATTAGTAGAATCAAAAATTGTTATTAACGAAGCAGAAGCACGAATTCAACATGCCGAAGACCTTGTGTTTTGGGAAGGTAGTAAAGGTGCAGTACGTGCTATTGAAAGTCTAAAGAAATTAGAACAAGGCGGCCACACTGATGTTACAATCAAGTGGGACGGGTCACCTGCAATTATTTTTGGACGTAACGAAGCAGGAGAGTTTGTTCTTACAGACAAGTCAGGCTTTGGTGCTAAAGGTTATGACGGGAAAGCAACAAGTGCTGACGCCTTGGCGCAGATGTTTATGAATCGTCCTGGGTATGCAAAGAATCCAGAAGGCTACGGCGTGTTAGTTAAAAACATGAAGAACATTTTTGACAAGTACGAAAAGGCAGTACCAAAAAGTTTTAGAGGATATTTTAAAGGCGACTTACTATATTTTAATACGCCTGAAATAATTGACGGAGCGTATACATTTACTCCAAACATTGTAACATACAAAGTAGATGTTAACAGTGAGATTGGTAAACGTATTTCAAAGAGTATCACAGCAGTTGTAGTACACAATATGGAAGACGAACAAGGCAAGACATCAAAGTTACCAAGTGATGTCAAGAATCTTTTCCAAGGCGAAGAAGTGTTTGTAGTTCCTCCCGTAACAGTTACAAAAGCACCGCAAGTAGAAAATGATGAAATAACGACACTGAAATCAATAGTAGCCAAAAATGGCGCAGCTATAGATGACCTACTTGATGTTTCACAACTGACTCAACTTAAACTTAAAAACTTACCACAAATTTTGTATAGTTATACTAACAGTAAAGTTGACACAGGATTAGAAAATATTGGCAGTGATTTTTTTGCTTGGTTAGGTAATACAAAAGAGAGCGAACCAAAAAAGAAACGTATAGCCGAGTATGTACAACAACATAAAAAAGGTTGGCAAGCTATCTGGGACACAGTCTCAGCAATAATGAGAGTCAAAAATGATATAATCAAACAGTTTGACCAACATGACACCGATGTTCGTGCATCAATTGGAGATCACGGCCCGGTTAATTCAAATGCACACGGTGACGGAGGGGAAGGCTATGTGCTTGCTCATCCTGAAGGAGACATTAAACTTGTCTCAAGAGAGTATTTTTCAAAAGCAAACAGAGCAGTGGAGAGATAAATGAAAATTAACGAACTAACAGAAGGTACCTTTGACGACTTTGGTCTTAAAGGTCACGGATCAGAACTTGACAGTGATAATGATGCCCCAGGATTTAAACAAGCAGCAATGTTTGATCAACTGGGTAAAATTTTAGACTCACAAAGTAGTCCAAAGCCAGTAACATCAGTCAAGACAGACGATGGTAAAGAAATAAATGTAACAGCACAACAAGCAAGAATGTTGCGTATGTTTGCAACTACAGATAAAGTAAAGCCAAATGTAAGAACACGCTTTATTCAAGACATTCAAAAGAGTTCAGGGTTACACGATTTTGTTGATATCAAAGACTATCACGAAATGCCAAAATTGTTTATGCAAAAATACTTAGGTTAATATGGATTTTATAAAAGACTTACACGAAGCAAGAATGACCCGCAACTCAGCGGATCAAAGAGCATTGACTTTTACTGATGTGTGTGAAAGATTATATCTACATCTATTAGTTTTAGAAATACTAAGACAGTTTCCAAACAGTAAGTCTTTTGCAAAGATGTATGCACAAAAGACTGTTAAAAATGATTCGTATAAACATTTTAGAATACATGGCACAGACTTATACAATTTGATACATTTTGCTACTGGCGATGAAGATGCTATTAATAAACTTAAGAATCCAGGAGCAGCAAAAAAACAAAGAGCTGCTACACAACTTCCGTCATTAGCACTGAATAGATATCTAAGTGAAATAAAATTAGGCTCTCAAAACAAAGATATGCAAATATTTTTAAGACTTGAAAACTCTCTTAAAATTACAAATACAAGTTATAAAACTGCTCGTAGAAATATACAGTCGATACAAAGGTTATCTTTAGATGAAGTTAAAGAAAACATTACTGTTATATTACTTGCTTGTAGAGCAAAATTAAGAAATAGCGATATTATCAGTGAATTAGAAACATTAGTAGCATCCAGAGACTTTGAAACTGCTTCGGTCAAAGACAATGAACCTAAAATAAGTACACCGGACTTATTGCCTGACACAGCAGTACTTGCAAGATATAGATATATTGTCGGACAACGCAACTTAGTTT